CCAGTTTTTGCGGGAGTCGCAGGAATTATTGGTCTATGGATTGGCTTTACATTACTAACACGAGTTATATCCTAGGAGGAATAAAATGAATACAGAACAACTAAAGGCACTACTAGCATCATATGGTCGCTCAGTGCTTGCATCAGGTCTAGCACTCTACATGGCTGGCGTAACAGATCCAAAGGATCTATGGACAGCACTTGTTGCTGCTATCGCACCAGTAGCAATCAGAGCAATCAACCCTAACGACAAGGCTTTTGGTGTATTGCCAGATGCTAAGGAAGTAGAGAAGGCTCTAAAGTCTGCTAAGGCACCTGTAAAGAAGAAGGCTGCAGTCAAGAAGGCAGCGCCTAAGAAGTAGGTAGTAAAAATAGTTAGGGCCAGTCTATTTAGGCTGGCTCTTTCTATGCTACCATAGGAAAATATGTCAACAACAGCGCTAATCATGTGTACCTACATAAGGTTTGAAAACCTGAGTGCTACATTGGCCTGCATAAATAATCAAACAGATAAAGATTTTGATTTTTATATTGTTGATAATTCAAATCAAAACGAAAAACTTTTAAAGTATTTGGATAAGTTTAAAGGCAACTTAAATATCTCTGTTCACAATTACTCAAATGACTTTAAACAGTTTGCTAGGTTTTTATTAGCAAGAGATCTTGCTGAAGAAGGATATGAAAAAATAATATTTATTGATGACGATGAGATAGTTCCAAATACATTTATCCAAGAATGTCATAAACAATATGAACAAGAATACATAAAGTCTTTTTGGGCACATAGGGTTAACTCAAGATACAAAAGAAAGATTAAGGTTGTTGGTAATGAGTTAGGAAACTATGCTGGCACTGGTGGACTTATTTGTGATGCTAAACTTTTTTTAAATGAAGACTTCTTTGACTGCCCCGAAGAGTACTGGATCATTGATGATCTGTGGTTATCTTATTATGTATTAAAGTTTACAGACTATAAGATTAAAGAACTTAGAACAGATATTAAATTTATAAAAGATAGGAAAGCAACATTTTTAACTCTTGGAGACTTGAAACAAAAGTTTTCCGAAGAGTTTATCCTTCCAGAATCTCAAGGTATTGATCCCTTAGAATAGATGGATCAAAGTTTTCAAACCCAATAGTTGCAGCCTTTTCTTTTTGTTCTTTCTTGTCACTGTTAACATACTTATCAATTCTTTTACCAAGTTCTCTAACATCGGCATCATATACATCTAGTTTAATTCTTGTCATAAGTGTGGTAATTTTGTTTGATGGTATTAACCAGTCTTTTGGAAGAACCTGATTATTAGGAGATATGTCAGTCATAAAAACTGGAAGGCCACTCATAAGGGCTTCATTCATTGGTAAACAAAGACCAGCATACCTTCTTGGAAGAACCATAGCATCAAAACCATCATACATTGAAGACCTGCTATCAACATTGCCTATTTCAATAGTAAGCCTAGGGTCTTGGCAATTAATATCAAGTTCGCTTTGACTCCGAACAACTAACTCATAGTCAGCCCTTGAATGTCTGAGCATATCAATTACAGTTTGAGTACCGTTTCTATCTTTGGAAGCAACCTTCCCAGCAACATGTAGAATTCTTTTATGATCTTTTGCAAGATTATTATTTCTAACATTGGCAAATTCTTCTGAGTCAGTTGGTGGCGGTATATGAACAACAGTCGTATCATTACCAAACCTATTAACAACCTCATCTATATTCCAATAACTAGGGGAAATCATATAGGTTGGTAGAGGCATGTCTGGTTTGTTTAGGTGATCCAGAAACTCGTAGTTATATTGCATTAAGGTTTTGACCTTACGCCTTTGGGCCAAACTAATAAAGTGTGGATGGTAGAAAGTTTCACAGGTTAAAACAGAATTTAATCCATCCATAAATATAGCAACCTCTTGCTTAGTTGGAAAACCATTGGTCATTGTTACGTTATATCCTTGATACCACTCAGGATGTTGGTTATTGTTATTAAATTTTGCAGAGTTAATTAAAAGAATTCTGTCTGGATTTAACATTTTAACTAAATCCCTTGTCTGATTTCCTAATCCAGTGTTGTCACATCTTGCAATTATTCCAAATGTCACTCTGTATATCCCCAAGCATCATCATCGGATGTAAACTTTTTTGTTCCAGCACGACCATCTAGGTGATAGGATCTTTTAATGCTTCCTTCTGGATGATATATCCATAACTTATGTTTATCCCATCCATCATCTTGGACTACCCCGTGAAACTTATCTTCAATAAAAGTTTTCTCATCACAAGCAGGAAGAACTACTTCTCTATAATATTTAGTTAAACTAAGATGTGGTCTTTGACTCCACTGAATGGTTTTCATAAAGCCATCTTCAAGACCAAGCATAAGATGATTGTGTTCAAAAGGAATAGATGCTTCAAAGTGAAATCTAATAGTATTAGCCTTCTCATATTCAAGCATATCTAAACATTTTTGCCAATCAATCTCACAGTCTGGAGTAATTGGAGCATCCCCTTCAACATAAAGTATTGTCGCTGTTTGAACCATATCAATAGTTTTTTTCATCATATCTGTCTGATGATTATGGTCATCAAATATTACAGGTAAAACATTTTTCCATTCATGTAAACACTTCCAAAGAACTCTATTTTTAAATTCATCATAGTCATTCTTACGGGACAATCTTTCTTTTCTAAGACCATCAAGTTGTAGAATGATTTCGTTGTCTGGAAAGTGTGATCTGACTGAGGTAATAGTCTCATCAATAATAGTAGTATCTGGATGGCTTGGAATAACTGAAGCGACTACTATAATTGTTACGTTATCTTTGTTCATAAATATCCTTCATTATCTCAATAGAAAAATCTCTTTTATATTTAATCCACCAACATACAACCTGATGCATATTGTTTGGATAATCATTAATAAGGTTAGGAAGTATTTCTTTTAAGTTATTCCAGTTATTAACTTTTTCAATTGGAATTCCTGCAGGGTAAACATAGTTAAAATAATCAGTCATCTCACCTTTAGAATCAATAAGATCCCCAACAGGCAAAGCCAGCATTTCAATGGCCTCAAAGAACCTGAAGGTGTCTATGACTTGGGCACCAGCAGGGGCTGGAGCAACCTTAGCCTTTGATAGAGTCCTGTAGTAGTCTACAGGCTGTTCTCCCTGTGCAAAGCCCTTTGTGGGCTTATAGAGGGCATTAGGTAGGCTTGGCATGACTTCTGCTAACTGTTGTCTGCGTTGATGGGTTATCTGTCCACCAAAATAAATATCATATTCTTTAACAGGATAATCAGGCAAGTTGGACTTTAAGTGCTGCGGTGGACCAATAAAAAATTTATTATATTTTTCATGTTTTTGATGTGGGTATTGAACCCAAATAGAAATATTAGGGTGACTAATTTTATCTACATTAAATTTAGCGCTTTCATCACCAGTTATAAACAAGACAACTCTATCAAGGTTTTTTAATTGGTTTGATATTTCTTTTTCTTTACCAGCATTTCCATGTCCAGGAATAACAACAAACCCACGATCTGCTTTTGGTATTTCTTTTACAACTATCTGACTAACATTATTTTTTTCAAATGTTTCTTTAAGTAATCCGTAGTCCCATTTGCCATCCGCAGCATCAAGCGGATCAATAGAATATATGTATGCATTAGTCATTTTGTAGCCCTAACAAACATCCACTCAGGATGCATATGATCTGTAAAGATTAAGTTTTTAAATCCTGCACTACTCAGCATTTTTTCAATTTCAAACCTTGATGTTTGATAAGAGTATGGAGAGTTCTCTTCCCCAACAACAAACTGAAAGAATAAAATACCATCAACTTTTAATTTTTCATAAGCAAGTTTTATGTAGTTAATCTTTTCTTGGTGCTCAATATGCTGAAACACTAACATCGAGTATACAAGATCAAGGTTGTCTGCAAGTTCTTGATACTTTATATTATCTCTTTTAGGTGCAAGGTTTATCATTTCATCAGATATGTCTATCCCATAAAAGTTACACTCTTTGTGCATATCTGCAAAAGGAACTAGCAGTCTGCCTATTCCGCAACCAATTTCTAAAACATTATTCCATTTGTCATTATTATTTTTTATAAGATTCAAGAATGTTTCCGTAGTTGCCCACTCATCTGCAACATACTTATACCTTACATCTGGATCTTTAGCAGCGTTATCCCAAAAAGTTTTAGCATGATTCATAATAAAGATGCACCTCATGTTGATAGTCTAAAATTATTTCAGTATATCCTAATCCCTTGATCCAGTGTCTAAGATTATATAAAGATTCATCCCATTGCTGTAACATAAACTCAGGGTGTCCAGATAGCCAAATCTTTGGTTTGTACTCTCTAAGCACCTTCTCTGCACCTCCTAGCACCCTCCATTCACTACCCTCTACGTCCAATGAAATAGCGGTAGGTGGTTTAATTCCATGATCATATACACAAGAATCTATAGTGATTTGCCCATAGGTATCTCCTTCAAGATACAATTCTTTAAATCCATGTGCTGCTTCAATTACATCATTAACTTCTGGGGGCCATTCGTTATAATATATTCTTGCAAGATCATTTATCTTATCAGATGCAAATCCAGGAATACACACCATTGGTAGGCTTAAATTGTTTGCAGTCCATGTTGCAGGAAAGTGCGACCAAACTTTAGGATTTGGCTCAAATAAAACTACTTCTGCCCCCCACATTTGACACAGCGCTGGAAACTCTCCTTCTTCAGCACCAACGTAGTAAACAACATCTCCAGTACTAATGTTCTCAGACATATGCTTTAGTCTAGGCTTTTCCCATCCTTGTGACTTATACCAATCAGGTCTATCTGCACGGTGTTTAGGCAGTATCATTTCAAACTCTCCGTTTAAAACTGCTTTAACCATTTCTGTCATTTTTTTAGCCATTCCATTAGCGATACCTTTGGCACCCATCCAGTTAAATCTTTAAACTTTTGATTTGATGCAAGAGTTTCTTGCACTTCCCCAATTCTTGACGGGATAAACTTAATATCATTTGAAATCATATTAGCAATATCAATTATAGAGTAGT